CCAGTTGGAAGTTTTAGAACGTATGTTCGTTCATCAAATGGATTAAGTTATATTATTAATGTTGATGAAATGCAAAATGTTACTATCAGCATAGGATATGTTAGTAGAACAGGACGCAACGAAACAATAACAATGACTTGTGCTCTTACACAACCTGTTAGCAATGCTGCCAATAGAGAAAACATTGATGCTATCAAACAGAGAGCACCAGCAAGATACTATACACAGAACAGAATGGTTAATGGAGAAGATTATAATAACTTTCCATATACGCTTTATTCAACTATAATCAAGTCCAAGGCAGTTAACCGTAGTTCTATAGGAACATCAAGATATCTTGATTTGGTAGACATTACAGGCAAATATTCAAGTACTAATGTTTTTGCCAGTGATGGAATGATATATGAAAACACAGAAGTTCCAAGTTTTACATTTACGTTTATAGATCAAAATGATATCACAGATGTTATTATAAATCAAGTTGAACCTGTGCTATCAAGTCGAGGCATGCAAGAGTTTTATTATGAAAATTTTACTCGTCCAAGTTTAACAAGTTTAACTTTAACTTGGAGTCAAAGTACAACTTCAAACAACGAAACAACTGGTTATTTTAAGTTTGCAAATGGCAACCCTGCTCCAGTTGGCCCACAAGCAAGTGATAACAAAAAATACATTGCACAAGGAGGATTAATTAAATTTGCACCTCCAGCTGGATATTATTTTAATAAACTTAATAGACTAGTTGCAGGAACACCAACATTACCCGGAGATAAAATGGTATTGTGGGCAACTGTAACTGCATTAGAATTAGATGGTACAAATTTTGGTACAGGAAATAATGCAGACGGAACAGGTCCTGTTACAATAAACAATTTTATTCCAACTGGTGCAATTCCAACACAGGTTATTGTAAACTTTATAACTGATTTGCCAACAAGCATTGAAACAACCATGCGTGAGCAAATTGAATTATACAGAAATTTTGGGTTAGGATATGACAATCTAAATGAAGTTTGGTATGTAATTACATCAACAAACCTAAACCCAGCAATAACATTTAGTCTTGCTAATGCACAAAGTACTGCAGGTAGTGGACTTGATAATTCTTGGTTAGTAGCATTTGAAACAGACGGAGTAACCTACACAGTTAGTTCAAGAAGTTTAGACAGATATTGGGCCAGTGTACTAGAGACTCGTTTCTTTTATGATGGAACACAAAAAGTTTATGATCCTAAGACAGGAACAGTTATCAATGATTTTATCAACGTTCTTAAAACCAACAACCAACCTGATTCAAGTTCAACACTAAACAGTGATGAAATATTAGACATTGTAGGGCAACCTGTAGAAACAGATGGTTTTATAGATGATTTTAGAGTGAGAATCAGTTATAAAGATTCCGACAATGACGGTGTCCCAGATAATCCAGATTATTTTGAAACATTGGTTGCACCTGACACTAATCCAAACAGCAAAAGAGTTTATCTACAACAAACAGTTGACTTTGATAACCTTGAAAGATATATCCCACTTGCAAGCGGAATAGTAATTGGAACTTTAGGCACAAAAGATGCAATCGAATTAGTTAAAAGTGAATATCCTGATGCACAAATATTTTATGCATATACTGATAAGAAGTTTTATAAATTAACAGTTGCGTATGATGGTGTTAGAACTATTGCAGAAGTCGCTGGGTATCAAACATATGTTGGGCGTCAAGATTTATATTTTCAATACAGACACAATGCACCATTGAGCAGACGTATTGATCCGGGTGCCACTAACATTATTGACCTTTATCTTGTTACACAAGCATATTATATTGCATATCAAAATTATGTTAAAGATTCAACAGGAACAGTCCCTGAACCTGCAAAACCAACCATTGATGAGCTTACTACAAGTTACTCAACACTGGATCAATACAAAATGATCTCAGATAATATTATTTTAAATAGTGTAACATTTAAGCCATTATTTGGCACTAAATCTTCAGTTGGACTAAGAGCATCAATCAAGTGTGTTAAAAACCCAACAAGCACAGTGAGTACCAGTGAAATTAAAAGTCAAGTTGTAGCATCAATGAATCAATATTTTACTATTGAAAATTGGGACTTTGGAGACACGTTCTTCTTTTCGGAACTAAGTGCTTACTTACATGATAAACTTGGAACTATTATTTCAACAGTGGTACTTGTTCCTACAGATCCACTGAAATCATTTGGTGATTTATATGAAATTCGCAGTCAAGCAAATGAGATATTTGTAAATGCTGCCACAGTTAACGATGTTGAAATTATTGACGCATTAACCAGTAGTCAATTGCGAACTGCATCAAACAGCGGAGTAGTATAAGATATGGCTAAAAGAATTCGCTCAGAAGACTTTCTACCAGAAATATTTCAAACTCCTGCTAACAAGCAATTGCTTCGTAGTACGCTTGACCAACTTACACAGAACCCAAAGTTAAAGCCAACTGAAGGTTATATTGGACGTAAGATTGGCCCCGGCGTTACTGCATCTGATAGTTATGTTTTAGAACCAACTACTGTTAGAACTGATTATCAACTTGAACCAGGAGTTGTACAACTTACACCAAATACCAACACTGTTGCAAATGCAATAACCTATCCAGGTATTATTGATAGTTTAAAGTTACAAGGTGCAAATACAACACGTGCTGATAGACTGTTTGACAGTGAGCATTATAGTTTTGATCCTTTTGTAGACTATGACAAATATGTAAACTTTAGTCAGTATTACTGGGTGCCAGCAGGTCCTAACAGTGTTGATGTTTTTTCAAACGCAGTACCAATTCGTGACACATTTGATGTTGCATATACTGCTAATGGTTATACATTTTCTGGAGTAACAGGAACACTTCCTACACTAACATTTGTACGTCAAGGTGAATACACATTTGATGTTAATGCAGGCGGCCATCCGTTTTGGATTCAAAGTAGACCCGGAACATCAGGTGTGCTTCCGCAACAACCAAATCAAAGTTCAAGACAAGTATTAGGTGTTGCTAACAACGGTGATGATGTGGGAACAGTTGTTTTCACTGTGCCAGAGAAAACTGCACAAAACTTTTATTTTACACTAGCTGATATTGGATCAACTGACCTTGTTGAAGATACACTACAGTTTAATCAAGTTAACAATCAGTATGTTGATGTATTTTTAGCTGCCAATAATGGTATTGACGGAATTACAGACCTACAAGATAGAACACTAATTTTTACAACTGAAACTGATACTGGCTGGGAAATATTAACACCCTTTGACGACACTTTGTTTGATCAAGATAATCCAGGCATACCAAATGCAGGCTTTGATAACAGTGTAGAGTTAGCAACAGATCCAGAGCGTTATGTACAGTGGAGAATCAACTACAATTATGCAAACCCACTTCGTCCGTTTATAGAACTTACAAAGGTACAGGATATTGCAAATTTAAGCAAGACTTTGATTGAGTATGGAACTGAGTATGCTGGTGTTACTTGGTATAAAAATGCAGAAGGTGAGTTTGAGCGTCAGCCATTGATTACTGCTAACCTTGATATACTTTACTATCAAGATGGAAGTGACGAAACAAACTTTGGTGTTATCCGTCTTGTTGATCAAGCAAACTCAGCAGACCTATTAATTGAAGATATAATTGGCAAAGCAAATTACACATCTCCAAACGGTGTTGTGTTTACAAACGGACTAAAAGTACAATTCATTGGAACTGTTGTTCCTGCAAGTTATGAAAACAAAGAATACTACATTGAAGGTGTTGGTACTGCTATTGAACTTCTTCCTGTAACAAATTTTGTCACACCAGAAACGTATACTAAATCAGAGACTGTGCCTTTTGATAGTACATCTTTTGACGAAGGTGGATTTGATGCTACTTCAGATGCTCCTACTGTTCAAGATTACATGACAATGAATCGAGCCAGTATAGATCAAAACGCTTGGAGTAGAAGCAACAGATGGTTCCACATTGAAGTATTAAATGCAACTGCTACCTATAACAATATTCCTCTGGTAATCAACAACAATAACAGAGCTAAACGCCCTATACTTGAATTTAGAAAGAGTTTAAAACTTTTTAACTATGGAACACTAGCAACTCTAGCAGTAGATATAATTGATTTTGCTGAAACAGATGCACTTTCGAACATCAATGGAACAGCTGGTTATTCAATTGACGGTTATACTCTTGTTACAGGATCAAGAGTTATATTCAATGCGGATCTTGATGCAGAGGTACGTAACAAAATTTATACTGTAACTTTTGTTGCGATTGACGGCAATGAAGTAATTGATTTGCAACCTGCAAGCCTAACTCAGCCAGATGTTGCAACAAATACAAGTGTTGTAGTAACATCAGGTGCTACGCTACAAGGAAAATCATATTGGTTTAGCGGAACAACTTGGATATCAGCTCAACAAAAAACTGGTGTTAATCAAGCACCATTGTTTGATGTATTTGATAGTAGTGGGTATAGTTTTAGTGATATTACAGTTTACCCAAGTACAACTTTTGCAGGGTCAAAATTATACAGTTATGCCATTGGTACTGGTGTTACAGATATTGAACTTGGGCAACCCTTAAAATATTTAACCATTGCTAATGTTGGTGATATTGTTTTTGATAACAACTTGTATGTTGATACATTTTTGTATGTTAGTGGAACAGTTAGTGCTACAAAAAAGATTGACAACGGAACAGTTAGACAGTATAATACTATTAGCACATTTAACAAGTTACTTGGATGGCAAAC